CTACTAATGGAGGTAAACTCAACTGTAGAAGTGGCAGCGCTAAGTGTCGTAGATGCTATCGGCTCAAAGGTTGCTGGCATTGTCTATCCCCGTATTCCGTATAGAGCGACAATAGAGTTGGCATTTATATTTCCAGCACTTGCATAAATGTTTATAGAAGTAATCGCTGGAGTATCTAGCCTCAAAGCAGACTGTAATGAAATACTGCCTGAACCATTCTTGTCCGTTCCAGATATTGTTCTAAATGTTTTATATTTATTAGTATTTGCATAGTCAAGAATATCCATAATAAATACCGAAGGGTTGGCAGTCTGAGCAGCATTTGTAATGAAATCAAAGTTACTTGTGTTAGCCGTACCATTTGCAGTAGCGGATGTACCATTACCCCTAAGTTCGTGGCGTGAATAACTATTTGCTGCTGTAATACCATTAACGCGCATCAAATAATCTTGATTTTCAGAAGAACCAAGAAGCGAACCTCGCAACTGCAAATGAGTATAAGTTGTGGGAATGCTTGTAAAGTTGATGTCAGTAGTTCCACCAGAGCCAACAACTATAGAAGCAATAGCCTCAAAGTCACCAAACCACTGGTCATTTCCAGCCAGCGCACTGATGCCCGTGAAACCAGTCTTGATGCTCTTGATTGACATTAGGTCAGTTCACTCCCGAAAGCGGTGAAGGAAAGGTTGGCAGTTGAAGCATAGACACGAATCTTGTCGTTGTAGTCCAGCGTTGCTCCGATAGTGATGATGGTGGAATCGTTGCCACCCACTGTCACATCATAGGCAATGTACTGTGCGTTAGCCAGTGCATCACCATTGGAAGCGCAGGAGATTCGGTAGGTTGCTGCAGCGCTATCGCGGTTGCAGACAACAATGGAGGAGACAACAACCTGTGCGCTTGCTGCCACCGTAACGAGGTCGGTAGAGGTCGTAGCAGATGTCGCTACTTGACCGAGGATTTTATATGCTGTAGGCATTTCTTTCTTATGCTCCCATCAAGAGGAATACGGTTGGGGTTGGGTCGGTGGTTATTGCTGCCCACGATGCAGTCGAGCCATCTGTGGTCAAGTACTTACCTGCATTGCCAGATTGCGAAGGAAGGCTGACAGGTGCTGCAGCCCACTGCAAACCATAGGTAGCAGTAGAGGCAGCGGTCAGGATTTGCCCGTCAGTTCCAACACCAAGGCGTGCTGCGGTATCTGCTGCGCTGGCTACGATGATGTCACCCTTAGCATCGAAGATAGTTGCTTGGATGGCAGATGCAGCCTGTGATGCTGCAGCAGAAGCAGAGTTAGCAGAGACAAGGGCATTGGCAGCCGAAGTGCTTGCAGCCACAGCCGATGTATTAGCAGCAGCCTGAGATGTGGTAGCAGATGCTGCAGAGGCAGAAGCATTGGCAGCAGATGTGCTGGCATTGACTGCACTGGTATTTGCTGCAGCAGCAGATGCACTTGCATTGACTGCAGAAGTAGAAGCAGCAGCAGCCGAGGTAGATGCCGAGGCTACAGAAGTAGATGCAGCAACTGCGCTGGTGTTAGCAGCAGCAGCACTAGTAGATGCAGCAGAGGCACTAGCCGATGCGTTGGCTGCGCTGGTAGAAGCAGCAACAGCAGAAGTGTTGGCTGCAGCAGCAGAGGTAGAGGCTGCACTAGCAGAGCCGAGGATGCTATCTACATAACCTTTAGGGGCTGCTTCAGATGTAGCAGCTGGTGTTGATAGTCCACTTATAGTTCCACCAGAAACTACAATATGTCCAGATAGTGTTGCAGTAGCGGCAACGGTTACAGCACCTGAGATAGTTCCGCCATTAAATGTAGATACTGTAAATGTTTTATTAGATACGGTTTGAGCAGATGTTGTTCCAACTACAGCAGCACCACCAGTTAATCCGTGTACATCAGCCGATGCCTCAATATGGGTATTAGCCTCACGGAAATCACGACCAATTGCCATATGCCGAACAACAGCTCCAGCCGAGTGAGCTTGCTTGGCAGAACCGTCAATGCCTCTAGTTACTGTAAATGTATTTCCGCCTACTGCGGTAGCATCAACAATTTCTTCTAGAGCGGTGTCTGGGTCAATAACCAATGTAAATGTAGTACCACCAGCAATAGACTGACCACCAAGAAGAGAAGTACCGCTTTGTACTACTATGCTAGTAGAATCAGCAGTAACAGCTCCAGTCAGCGTAGTCTGCTGAGAGATAGAGGAATAATTGCGTGTTGTCATTCAGGTTCCTATCGGCTGTAGTGAACGCGGGTCGGGTAACTTTCTTGCTGAACTGAAACTTCTTCAGCAAGGCGTTGGGTATAAAGAGCAAAGAGCTGACGAGCTGCAGCCTGTGATGCCCCGTATGGACGACGAGAATCAATCTCGTCTGCTTGTGGGCTAACTTGGCTAGCTCTAGCTGGGTCAAGATATGTCAATAGCCGATATGCTGTACCAAAGACTACGACATCCTTAGCGGAGTCTGGTAAACCAGTAACAGTTGCAAAGTTATCTGAACCATTGACCAATACTGATGGGTCGGTTAGATAAACAACCTTTACCGTTCTGCCAGGCGTAATGTAGTCCCCAATGGTAACTGTCTGTGAACCAGAACCCCAAGCAGCAACATCTGCAAAAGAATCAAATTCCCAGCGTCTTACCCTAATCCACTCTTTTGATGGACCGACTTCCTGCCAGCTCATCGTAAGAATATTTTTAATATCTAAGTTATCAAATTCATATGTAGTTATAGCTGCATTATAAGTAAATGATGTTTGTTTAACTGCGTGAAGAGAACTACCCATTGCTCGGATAGTGTCGTTAATTGTCTTCTTTACTACATAGCGGGGAAATGTAGGCGATATAGTTACTTTAGTATCAACGGCTGCAGTGCTAGCGGTAGTACCAAGATAGCCACGCCCATATGGGGCGATGGTTGCTGTATTGGCTATTCGGTCAAAAGAGTCTACATACATCAACTCTTCACCCACTTCAATAATACCTTTACCTACTGACTCAGTAGAAGCAAGTTTCAAAACAAGCGGTGACGAACTAGGAGAGGTAAGGGTTGTATAAGCCTGGGTAATGTATGTGGTTTTATCTTGTTCAAAAGTATATCCGTTAAGATTCATTAATACTTCATCTGCAAGCTGGTCATATGTAATACTCATAAGTCAATGCTCCTTAAAGCTACCAATGCAGATAGTCCAGTAGTTCCAGCTAATTCATTGCATACGGCATTCAAGCCTTTATAGTCGGGTTGGGTTCTACTAGCACTAGCATCTAGATTAAGCGCAGCAAGGAGTCCTAACCCGCTTGTATTAGAAAGTTTATTAGCTGCACCTTGGTCAGCAAGATATGCAGTAAGGGCTGGATATGTACCAGAATTACCAAGCCTGTTTAATTCCGATGTAAACGTACTACCAGCAGTACCAGTTGCCACTATCTAAACCTCGCCGTCTTCTTTGCTATTGCTTTAGGTTGTCTTACAAACTGTTTTCCTTTACGCATCCCTTCCCGCTTAGCACGGGTAGTAGCTGCATATTCAGCAGCCGATAGAGACTCTCTAGCCTTCTTTGGTAGATACCGCTCACCAGTAGCTTTCTTGCCTTGAGTGCTTGGCTTACCAGACCTAGTTCCCCAGTCTTCTTTAGTCCACTTAGACAAAGACTTTTGTTTACTAGATTTACCGCCAGTGTAACCACCACCAGCTTTCTTATAAGCCTGTGCTACTAGTTGTGCTTTACGAGCAGACCATTGCCCAGCTTTACCACCTTTAGTTCCAGCAAGGACTCTTTTCTTAATTGATTCTCTTAACTGTGGTTTTGTATATGTCATCCGCAGTTACAATCCCAAGCTCGAAGAGACTTGTTGATTCTAGAATTTGGGTCTCGTGCAGTTTTAGCAGAAGTAAGCTTTGACTTCATTCCGCACATACGGGAACAAAAAGACTTACGCCGTCCAGCAGCCTTAGGGCTGCGCTTAGCTTCAGCCTTCTTAACTGGTGGCTTAAGGTTCATACCCTGTGCTCTAGCAGAAGCTCTGCCACGGGCATTAAGACCGCCCTTAGGATTCTTTCCTGCTGCTCGTTGCCACGCTGGGCTTTTTGCCATACTCGCCATACTTTCCTAGCACTGCTCTGACAGTGCCATTCTTGTTGAGTCTTACTACGAAACCATCTTTAATTTGAACTGCGTTAAACCCATAATGGGGTTTATACTGACCTGAAGACATTAACGAATCCGTGTTCCAAATAGACCTACTCCACCGCCAGCACCACCGCGACCAAAGCCAATTCTTCCCATACGTTTTTTATTAGCTGCTTTAAGTGCTTTCTTGTCGGCACTAGACTTTTTTGCTTTGTTTAGGTTTTGCTGACTATTAATAACTTTTCGTTTTGCTTCTTTCATCATTGCTGCTTCTTTACGCAATGAACGCTTACCCTGACCACGAGTACTTTGAGAAGTTACACCTTTAGGTCCTCTTAAACCAGTCATTCTAGTTAGGTATTCACCTTCCCACCTAGTTTCTGCTTTACGAAAAGCAAGGTCAGCTGCTCTTTCTTTGCGTTGTGCACCACTTGGACGAGCACCGCGATTTTCTAATCCTGTACGGGGTGCTGTTTTGCGAGGAATCTTTTTCACAGATGGCATTATTATACCTACCTAATCTTTGTTCCAAATAGACCTGCTCCGCCACCGCCACCGCGACCTGCACGACCTCTTAGTATTAAATTATCTTTATTAATACCACGTTGGTAATTCTTATCCTTTTTAGAAACTCCAAAAGTTCTTTTAGGAGTTAGACCTTTTACAGCTTTTCTATTACTACCTTTTGTAGGATAAAATTTACCTGTTTCATCAATAACACCAACTTTATTATTTTTTATTGTAGAAACTACAGGTCGTCCAGAAGGAATTCTATTTTGTGTTTTATCTACTCCCTTTTGAACTTTGCGAACAGCTTTTAGTTTTCCAGAAGTAGTTCCTTTAGACATACCAAATTCTTTAGCAGCTTTATCTTGTGCAGTTCTTTTTGCTTTAGAACTATTAGATTTTTTTTTCCCTGCCATTATCTCTTACCCCTTTTCATAGTACCCTTAACCTTCTTGAGGTTGGGATTCTTGCGCTTAGCAGCAGCGGATGCCTTGCGAGCACCTGCTGCGAGAATGGCTCCAGCCCGCTCCATAGGGATACCTTGCTTCTTAGCAATCTGCTTTTGGGCTGCCTTAAAGCCCATACCCTTTTTGGTTTTCATTTCTTTTTGACTTTCTTCTTTGACTTTACTTTGCCATCTGGATTACGGCTAGACCAACCTGGAATCTTGGTAACATCATTGCCATATTTCTTAAGTGAATCTTCAAAAGTGATACTTGGTTTCTTTGGCTTAGAAGATATGTTTCTCTTTTTTGTTGTCTCTTTTACTCCAACACCAGTCTTAGGTTTAAGAATTTTTACACTAGAAGAATTACCAGTCTTAGGTTTAAGAATTTTTGCACTAAAAGAATCACTAGTCTTAGGTTTAAGAATTTTTGCACCAGAAGAATTTGGTTTCTTTGTAGGAAGTTCTACTGGCATACCCCTAAAGGGCTTCTTTATTCTTGGTGCCATTCTTTTCTTCATCATTATTTCTTCTTCCCTTTCTTAACCATCTTCTTAGCACCCTTCTTCATCTCCATACGCTTCTCAGCCTTGGATTCCATCTTCTCGCCCATAGCATAAGCCTTAGCAGCCTTCTTGCCCTTGGCGGTATATGGGAACTTCTTTCCATTTACCATTGGCATTTTTATACCCCTAACTCTTTCATTACATTAGCTGTTCGTTTATTTATATTTTTTGGCTTTGGCATTTTACCAGCATCATAAGGTTTACCTAATACCTCAGAAGCTTGTATAGCTTCCTGAACTTTTTTCATACTAGTACCAGCTGGTTGTATGCCCTGAGCTCTGGCTTCTTTATATGCTTCTAGTTCAGAATTCCATTTCTTAGATGGCATTGTTTTATTGCTGTTAGCATCACCTGCGCTAAGTATAAGGGTTAATCCCTTGCAGCCAAAACAGCCTTCAACATATTCAGGATGTGCTTCCCAATGTTTCATATTGCAGTAAAGTTACTTTCTGTTACTCCAATACCAGCAGCAATCAGTTCATTCTTAACTGTTTCGCTTACGATATTGTCATAACCGCCATAGTAAATCTCAGGATAAGTAGGGATATCCTCATCAACTAAATAACGGACTAGTTCATATTCTCCGCTATCTGGGTCTCTGACTACAGTTACTCCTCTATCTAGTTTATAGAAGTAGAACAACCTGCTTGTCCCCGCAGGACCTTCAGCAACCGTTGGAGTTCTGAATATGTAATTAGTCATAAGTCCCTTTCCTAGTGAACTTACCAATGGGCTGGGATAACCCAACCCACCAGTCAATCAACTAGAGAGCAGCGATTGAAGAGCTGTTTTCCAAACGATACAGTGCAGCATCACGGTAGATAGCAAAGCCGAGTACGCCGTACCAACCCATTGGGCGGTGACGCATCAACTTGTCAACTACAGGACCAATAACTGTATGTGGTTCCTCAGCAACAGCTTCTGCCATCGCCTGTTGTCCAGCGATGATTGTGCGGAAGACACGGGTTACTGGGGTAACGGTAACAACCGTTGTTGCTGTGACAGGAGCAGTATGTGCTACGTCAACAGTAAAGGTTGTGGTGTTGCCAGAGGTGCTGATTGCAGTAATCAATGCACCAGAAGCAATACCAGTTCCAGCAATCTTGTCGCCAACCTCAGCACGGGTTGCGATAACAGCTGAAGAAGCAACACCAAGGGTGAAGCCACCAGATGTACCAGCAACGGTAACAGCGGTTGTAGCAAGAGCAGTCTGGTCAGCGCCATCCTTAGCGTTATAGAGACGTGGTGATTCTACGTAGAACAAGCCTTCGTAGTTTCCAATCTCACCTGCCCAGATTTCCTCATTGGACTGATACTCGTGTGGAGTACGCCATCCACCTGCACCAGTCTCGGCACGAAGGTCGTGCGAAACCTCAGGATGGATTCCAGCCCAGTACATTGAACCCTTGCGGTAGGTTGCCTTGTTCGAACGAAGCTTAGCAACTGCCTTACGGAGTTGTGCAGAAGTGATAGTACCGCCAGCAGAAACTGCTGCGGTAGAAGTTACGCTTCCACCACGGATAACTTGTGTACCAGCGCGGAGCGTGGTCATTGCTACGCTGTCGATAGAATCAGCCATATTGAACGCAATAATGTTTGCGATAGCTGGGTCTACATCAGCAAGCGAGAAGAGCTCAAGAGCTCGGGTTACAAGAACAGCATTACCGTACTCATTAAGAGTAATGGTAACCGACGTCGGTGTGCTAATTGCAACCGCATCTGGGTCAACATCCTCAGAGAGGGTGCTGGTCTTTTGTGCTAGGTCCTGATACAGCTGGAGTACAACTGTAGAACCTGGAATTGCTTGACGGGCAGGACGCTTATCTGCTACAGAACGAATGAGTGGTTCTGAACGGAGAGCGAACTCGAGAAGACGGTCATACGCCTTCTGAACTAGACCTGCCGCACCAACGGTACCGCCAAGAGAGGCAGAACCAGTATTGGTATAGGCATTAGCCATTTATTCGTCACCTCCAAGTGACTATGAACGGATAGAAAATTATTCCTGGCTGCGAAGTAGAGCAAGAATCTCATCTGCCGATTGGGCATTATTGAGCTTTGTCTCTAAATCTTCAGCACGGTTGGGTGACATAGCACCTTGAGTCACTATGTCCTGTTGACGTAGTGCTGCAAGGTTTATGTTTTGTTGTTCCTGCTGCTGCTCTTCCTTTTTCAATCCGAATAAATCTGAGTTATCATCGAGCCAGACAGTAACTGACTCCTCGTTAACATCATCTAAATCCTTCAGAATAAGTCGTGCAGCTTTAGGATTTACACCCTTAGCTTCTAGGACTTCTTTGACAAGACGCTCACGCTGAGCCTTGGACAATGTATCCAACTGCTCAGTAAGCTCTTTGATACGCTTCTCATCTGCACGTTTTGCCTTGCGGAGCTTTTTAACAAGGTCATCACCTACAAGATTTGTTTCGTTATCTTGGTCGTCTTCGTCATCATCCCAGTAGTTGTTGCTCATAGCAACCACCCTTTCTATTTGTAGTTAGTCGCAAGCCACAGATTTATCCAGGGGTAGATAGTCTGGCTCTTGCTACCAGTCTTGTACACTGCACGGGGCTGGTTGGTCCGTGTCAGGATTCTAGATTTGTCCAGCAACTCCTCTGGCACCCAGAGAGCTTTGTGTCAAAGCACCACTCTGCTGGAATGATGCTTCACTTAAACCTGCTAATCTCCTGCGTTTTCTAGCAGCAGATTCCATACCCTTAAACTCTTCTTCTTCTGCAGTTTCTTGGGTGTAGTCAATACCTTCTTCACGATAGATGCCAGACAATCTTCTTCCTTCTGGCAGAGCATTGGCTATTCTTTCATAACCAGTAAGTGCTCGTTCTCTATCAATACCAAACTGAGCCAATTCCTCTGACCTTTGTTTGCTAGCCATCAGAGCTTGGCTTGCTGCTGCTGCACCAATTTCGGCTGCAGTTACTTTTTCTTGCAAAGCTTTAACATTTTCAGTTGGGTTAATATAATAGTTTTTTAAATCTGTATCAGTTATACCATAAAAATCATTAAGAGTTTTTTTAATTGATGGGTCAGCTTTATCAACGCGAGTAACAACAGTATCTACATAATCTCTAAATGTAGTTGTGTTAACATTCTTGCCAATAAGATTTCCAAATTTGGTTCTTCTTTCTTCAGTAGTAGCACCAAAAGAACCCTCTACTCCATAGTATCTAGCCCAAGCATCATAATCATCTTCTAAGGCTAGATAGGTTGCTTCGTTAATAGGTGCTAGATTGCTATCAGCCCTTAACTTCATACCTGGAAAACGCTTGGCATATGCACTAGTACCACGAAGTTCAAAGAGAGCAGCATCTTCGCTTTTATCCTGCCCAATCCAGTTTTTAACTACATCAGATAAACCTTCTATGCCCCACTCTTTCATCCAGCCATTAATAATAGTAAGAGCATTTTGTTGTCCTGTGGTTAATTCAGCAGATGGCTCTGCAGGAGGATTAACGGCTGGACCTACAGGAGCACTAACGGCTGATGTTCCAGAACCAGGAGGAGGATTATCTGCACGTTCTCCAGCACGGTAAGTAGTTTGTTCATCTTGTACTACAGGTACATTCTCAACAGACCTAACTGTTGCTGTATCTCTTTCTCCAGCACGATAGGCAGCCTGTTCAACAGCTTTGTTAAATGCAACCAAATTTTCTACAGACTGAGCTGGTGTTGTTGCTCTTTCTCCAGCCATAAATTCTGCTCGGTTAGTACCTATAGATGTTGGCGATGATATAGCAGTTGTAGTTGGTGTATTAGCTCGTGCTGCTGCTTGTTGAAAACCAATATCTTGGTAGTCTTCAAAAGATACAGTTGGAGTTACCCTTACAGTGCGTTCAGGTTGTCTTCTAGCCATTAGCCTATCTTTCCAAACATCTTACCGATGACATTAAGCCAGCTATATGCGCTGTCTACTGCTGCTTTGGTATTCATAAAGCGAGGGTCTTGCCTAAACATAGACTGTGCTTGAGTTAAAGACATAACACCTGGTCCTTTACTTGAGCCATCTGCTCCAACATTATGAAGAGCCTTTTGAATATCTGGGTCTAGAGCATTGATAGAAGCTCTAGGCAGTTCTAATATGGCAGCTTTCTGCTGTATAAATGGGTCTGCTATATCTTGAATAGAAACATTCTTATCAATCAAATCTGCCAGATTAGGATAGAAAGCCTTAGCCATTTCACGAACCTGTGCTTGCTGCTGGCTCAAATCCCTAACGGCGCCACGCTTAAACTGCTGTTGTATCTGTGAATATGCTGACTCTGTAGATAGATTTATGCCATAAGCAGCGGCATACTCTTTAAGATTAGTAATCTGCTGGGCAATTCTTCCACCAGCAGCAGTAATCTTTTCAAGCGGAGTGTTCTTAATAGCTGGTCTAAGAACCTTAGCACGGATTTCAAATAAGTCTTCTTCATCAAGAAGGGTATCTGAGACAACTGCAGTATCGCCAACCTTCTGGCTTTTACGGACTGCACTTTTCTCAGCTTCCTGTAATAACTTAAAGTACTCTTGACGCTGTGCTTTTGTAGTAGGTATGCCAGCCATTTGCATAAAGAAATCATTAATGTCTTGATTTGCCTGAAACCTAACAGTAGCCACCCTAGTAGCACTGGGTCCTTCTTCAAGACTAATAGCTCTTGATTTAAGAAATGTATTAAGAGGTGTTTTATATGGAACATCTGATTCATAGGAATTCCACAAATCATTAGCTACATCTCTACCTAATTGAGTTAAGGCATTATTAAGAGCTGTTGCATTTCTAGTCTTTAAATCGCCTTCAGTAATATATTTGGCATCATAAAGCCTTTTACGAAGACCCTCAATACCACCTTTTGTTTTCTTAGCATCATCAAGATAGTTTGCTCGTACATCTTCTGCTGTTCCTAGAAAATAATCCCCATTATCATCTATAACAGCAAATACTTCTACGCCAGCTGGGTCTTGTATTATCCATCTTCCAGCTACGTTTGTTAACGCATATCCTTTAGTTTCTATATCCTGAGCAATTTCAGTAAGCGTTCGTTCATCAGAACTTATACCTCGACCTTTTACATTTTTAGGAGTATTAGTCTCCGCCACTATCTACCTCCTACAACTCTGTAAACATCACGGGAATAGAAATCAAGTATTGGTGACAATACTCTACGATTTAACTCTTTAATTTGTTTATCATTAGCCATTGAATCTTCAAGTATCTTTTGTACTTCTAATTTTCTGAGACGCTTAGCCTCTGTAAAATTAATAGACCTTCTTTTAATATCTTCATC